GGCCAGAGCTGCGGCCAGAAAGGGGATGAGTTGATCGGGGCGCATGTGTTGCTTGCCCTGTTCGTCGAGCACCCACAGGCCGCAGTCAATGCCCAGCTTGTCCATGAGCGCTTTGATGTCTTGCGCGCCGAACCCGGCGTGCATGCGTTTGCCGGGTATTTCTGTGGTTAATGTCTTGTAGCGCGGCTTACGCTCGATGCGCGTCGTGGTGCGCGTGCGCTCCACCTGCACTGTGCGCATGGTCGGAACGAAGTGCTGCACGGGCTCCATGATGGGGTCGAACACTTTGCGCTTGAGCAGGCCACGGCCCACGGTGCGCTCGCGCGTGCCGGTGTGCCGCATGACGGGGGCGCCGTTTTCGTCGACTACGGGCACCCAGGTGCCTACGGGGCGTTGCTCTTTTTTCTTGACAGGCACGAGACGGCGCACGGCTTGGCCGCCGACCAATTCGAGCTGTTCCTCGATATGGTCAACCTCCACTTCTTCAGTGACGGGCTCTTGCACGTCTTCGAGGTATTTTTCTTCGACCTCGATTTCTTGCTCGTCGTAGCCGTCTTCAATTTGCTCAACTTTTTGACCGCCGACGATCCAGCGGTACATGATGGGGTTGAGGCCCTGCACGAAGCGCGCGGCCAACGCGCCATCAATGCGAGCGACGTCGGTTTTGTCGGTGAGGTCTGAGGTTTGGATGGTGCCGTTTGCGGCCCAGACGGCTGACCAGCGCAGGCCGCTGGCGCCGCATGTCAATACGTTGTCAGTGTCAGGCCGCACGCCGCTACTGACAACACTGATCCCAGTGCCCGGCTTGACGGCCAACGACACGGCAGACGACGTGCACAATATGTACCCACCTCCGTTGTCCGGGTGGTCGTACATGACAGCAGTCCCACCACTGTCCGCCGAAAAAGCGAGGCGCGAAGTCGTGCCCGATGTCGTGTAGGTTGACATTGAAATGGAGCCACGACCACCGCTGGCAGCAAAAACCATTCGCGCAAGCGCCGACCCACTCAACTGATGCTCAATGTAGGGAGCTGTGGCCACCATTCGTAACGCACCCGCGCCGGACTCAAGCTGCACAACACCACCGGTGGTCAAGCGCAGCAGGTTGGTGTTGTTTGCTCTGAGCACCACATCCGCACCGTTGTATGTGCCCAGTAAGCCGTACCCATCGCCCGCGTAGCCGATCATCACCTGCGCTGCGGCAAGGTTGCCGAACATTCCGAGGCCATAGACAGAGAGTCGACTGCCAGTGCCTAGATTTGGCGCACCGCCGATACCTACTGCGCCACCCACGGCGAACGTCGCGGCCACCGTGCTATCTGGCGCGATCTCAATCGGCCGCGCTGAGGATTGCGAGCCCACACGAAACGCGCTGCCGGTGTCGGACAGATACCCGCCACGGTTCAGGTCGCCGCTGTTTTGCACCTCGATGCGCGTGTTTGATGCGGCGTTAAGCACGAGCGCACCGGTCATGGTGTCGCCCGCTTTGTTGAGCTTGGTGCGGCTGTCAAAGAGCGTGCTCCACGCGCTGCCGGTGGCGTCGTTGCTGGTCTCTAGCAGCAGCTCACCCGCGCTGGGGGTGCTGCGGCGCACGGCGCCGGTGCCGGGGTTGGTGCGGCTGCCCGGCGTCCAGGCGAGTACGGCCTTGATGCTGGCACGCAGGGTCTCAAACACCTCGCTGCTGATGTTGCTGGTGACGTCGGGTTTGTCGAAATTTGCTTGGTCGGCCATTACTGGAACCCCTCAATGGTCAAGGCCACATCCCCGCTCACGCGCGCGCCGGTGTTGTCGAACAAGAGCACTTTGCAGGTGGTGGGGTTGGCCGTGGAATAGGTGAAATCCACCACCACGCGGCGATCTGCGGTACCGATGGGGGTGGATTGAATGCTGTCGATGCTGGCGAACGTTTCGATAAACGTGTAGGTAGTGCCGCCTACATCGGTGCCGACGCAGGACAGACGCCCGGTCTCGGTCTTTTTCTGCTGGCTGGCGCGCACGCGCAGGTTGTCAATGAGCACCAGGTCATTGGCGCCGCCGCCGCCCGTGAAATCGACCGTGACGCGGATCCAGCGAAAGCCGCTGGTCGTCCAGTTGGCGGCATTGGCCGGGCCTGCCGTCCACGCGCCGCTGCTGCTGATGTTGCTCACGTCAATATTGACCGTGACAGTGCCGCTGCCCGCGATGTACTGCTCGCTGAGCGTCACCGCGATGGTGGTGGCGGCGCTGTAGCTGGTGCCCAGGTCGAACACTTCTTGATACTGCGCGGTGGCGGTGTTGGGTTGCAGGTAAATGGGGTAACCCGCCGCAATCTGATCGGAGACGGTTGCCCAAGACCGCGTGCTGAAGTGGTTGCTCCAGGTCTCTGCCGTGTCCACGCCCAGCAGCAGGCCGGTGCCGTAGGCCAGGGCGTTGGTTTTTGTGCCCGTCCACGTGCTGGTGAAGTCATTGCGCAGCTTGAAGCCCAGCGCGTTGCTGATGAGCACGTCCACGCTGGTGGGCGTGCCCACGTTGCCCGCAACATCTTCGGCCTGCACCCAGATTTTCTGGGTGCCGGTGGCCACGAAGAAGTAGGTTTCAAAGCGGCTGTCGCCACCGGCGGTGCCGATCTCGCTCGCACTGGCAAACGTGCTGCCCACCTTGAACCGATACAGCGCAATGGGCTGGGTGGTGGTGGCGTCTGACCAGTTGAGCAACACGTTGTTGGCCACCACGGTGGCCTGTATGGACGGCGTGCCCGGGTTGCTGACGTTGACCACCAGGCTGGTGGCGGTGGCGCTTTCGTTTCCGCTGCTGTCCACATGCTTGGCCAGCACCGTGTGCGCGGCGGCGGTTTGCCAGCCCCATAGGTGGGTGCGGCTGGCCTTGTGGGTGATGACGGTGGCGGTGTTCCACACCGCGCCCAGGCGCAGCTCGGTGGCGGCGTAGTCCAGGTCGGTGGCCTCGCTCCACGTGAGCAAGATGCCGTTGCCGGTGAGCTGGCTGGTGAGGCCCGTCACGTCGCTGGGGGCTTCGGTCTTGCCCACCACCAGGTGGGCGGCGCTGAATGTCCAGTCGCTGCGCACGCCGATGCTGTTGCGGGCACGGACGCGCACTTTGTAATAGCGGCCCTCTTCCACGTCGGTGATGTAGAGGCTGGTTGCGTCACCGCGCAGCTCAGCCACGCGCACATAGTCTGGGTTGCTGATGTCATCTAGACGCAGCAGCTCCACTTCAAGCGCGCCGCTTTGGGTGACATTGACATCGGCCACTGCGGGCCAGCTCACGGCTAGGCGCGCCACCACGGTGCCATCGGTCTGGCGCTGGAGGGCGCTGGTGCCACTGGTGAGCGTTAATGCGCCCACCGCCGCCACGCTGAAGGGGTTGGGCAAAGTGCTGTTGGGGGCCAGGTCATCAACCGTGGCCTCGGCGCCTGTCCAGGTGTAGACGCCGGCGGCCTCTTCCTGCAACGTCAGGCGCACGCCGGTGGCCAAGCTGAACTCGCGCGCCAGCACGCGGAAGGGCTTGGCGCTGAAACCGTAGCGCGTCAGGCTGAGCGCAATGATGTCGCCGGGCGAGACGAGGTAGGCGCGCAAGTTGAAGGTGGCCTCTACCGTCAGCGATTGGCGGTGACGCTCCAGGAAGATTTTTCCCAGACGCTGGGCACGCACGCGGTCGGTGACGGCGGGCATGGGGATGTCGGCCACCAGTTCTTCGCCGCCGTCCTGCGTTTTGTAAAGCGCGTTCGTTACCGCTGGGTAGTCGGTGACTTGGAAGCTGTTGAGCTTGTCGGCGAAGGTGCCCTTGACGGTGTTAAAGAGCGAGCGGCGCGGGGGGCGCGCTTGAATGCTGATGTCGCCGGTGCCGGATACGTCGTCATCCGTGAGCGTGATGGTGGGTGCGGCGTAGGCGCCAGCATAGATGCGCCATTTGCCTTGGCTGTACACCACGTAACCCGCCATGGCGTCGGCGAGGATCTGCAAGTTCTCGTTGCGCGCGCTGGCGGTGGACAGCAGCGTGTTGCAGGTGTAGCGGGGCTGGGTGGTGGTTGTCCACGCGGCGCCGTCCCACACGGGCTCGCTAACAGTTTCATCGCAGATGTTGGCCGAGGCCATAGCCAAGGCATCATCAATTTCAGAGACGTCGCACCCGAAGCCCAGCGGGTCGAGCAGGTAATCACGGATGCACAACGCGACGTTGGTGCTGTAGGCCGTGGTGCTGCTGCGCGGGTCGTAGACTTTTTTTCCGCGCACGCTGCATTTGATGTTTTCCAGACCAGCCGGGTAGACGTCTTCGTTGTAACTGAAGAAAAGAGCCAGATAGGCCACGCCTTGGCCGCGATGCGCCGCTGTCCACTCGCCCCCGCTAGCGCTGATGATGTCGGAATCGGCTGTTTGCGTGCTGGTGCCCAGATACTTTTTAACGCGCAGCCAACTTTGGGTGGTGGTGTAGGTGTAGGTGATGTACCCCTGCGTGGATGAGGTATAGCCGGTGGTGTCGACGGTGACCACGTTGCCCACCACGGAAATGACAGGAACGGCGGCAGCGGCCTCGCCCAGATTGATCGAGGCAAACACCGATGAGGAGTTAGGCGTGTGCGCCAGCGTTACTGTCTGTGTGGGGCTGTTGGTCGGGTCAAACGCCTGCATGACGCTGTTGCCCGCGAATGAGGTCATGAACGGCGCCACGGTGGCGTTGCCGCTGCCGTCGAGCGTGCCCACGGCGCGGTCACCGATCCACACTTCATCAATGGCGGTGACCTCGTGCCCAGCAAAGAGCGAAACCACAGCCACCAGTTGTGAGTTGTTGCTGCCGTAGGCGCGCACGTAGGTCAGCACACCGCTGATGACGGTCTCACCGTAGGCAACGCTGCGCGGCACTTCGGCGCTGCGCACCACCTGCTGACGGTCTTGCAGGCTGGCGTTGTAGGCGTCACGCAGGGCATTGTTGGCGGTGCGGCGATCAACCTCGCCCGCGCGGACGTTGGCCGCGAATGATGCGAATACAAGAGCAGCACCCCAAGGGCCACCAATGACAAACCCTGCCACGGCGGCCAGCGTGCCGACCAGCCGCATAAAAAAGCTGTCGCGTGTAATGGAGGACATGGCTTACCCCACCCGCCAGGCGCACACGGCTTCAAACATGCGGCGCCATTGGAGGAAGTTGTCACCCGGCGCATAGAACACCGCACCCGCGCACACGCCCAGGGCTGGGCCGTGGGCTTCGTGCTCATACATGACGATGTCGCCTCGCTGCGCGAAGGTGGGCTCGATGGGCTCGCCAAGCGCCGATGTGACGCGCTCTTTCAGGCCGATGTCTTTGAGCAAGAGCGCGGCGGTGCTGCGGCAGCGGTAGGAGTCAAACGCATCAGCCTCAATTACGTGGCCGGTGATAGCTTGCACCGCACCGCGCGCGAAAGTGCAGCAGTCGTTTTCGCCCCACTGAAAGGGCTTTTTCGCAACGCTGTCAAAGTAGTTGTTGAGCCGCTCGGGCCAGTCATGGAAACGTTTCATTTGCGAAAGAAACTGGCGGCGGGCCAGATGATGGTTTTCTCGACCATCTGCGGGAGGAATTCAAAAAATTTGTCGCCGGGGTAGGCGGCTTGCTGGTCGGCGTCGGTGAAGCGGCGCACGCGCGGGCGGGCAAAGTCGGCGTAGCGGCTCTCGGCCGTTACGCTGATGGCGGAGTTTTCGGCGCCATCGACCACCTGCATGGTGTCGGCACGGCCTGACCACTCCAGCACGGGATCGGCAATGATTTGGTTATTGGCGTCGAAAAACGCCACGTAGAGCAGGATGGGGTCGCCTTGAAGTTGCTCGTTGAGCGCGATGCTCAAGTAGGCGGCGATGGGGCCCGCCAGAGTGAAGCGCAACCCGGTGGCATCGCCCTGCGCGCTCTCGCGCACGGTGTCGATCTGGCCCATGTGGCCCAGGCCCGTCCAGGTGTGGCCGTTCCAGTCGATGTTGTAGGGCAGGCTGCTGACATAGACCGTGCCGCTGCCGAACTGCATCTCCACCAGATACGCAGCGTTGACGTGGGGTTGTGCAATCGCTGTGCTGACGCCCGCCGTGACGCTGCGGCTCACGAGAACACCTCGGCGAGCTGCATTTCAAACGCGCCCACGGACATGGGGTTACTGTGCTGCCAACTCACCTCGTTGTTCATCAGCATGAATTTCGCCGTGGGCTGCGTGGTGACGATGGCGCTGTTGTCCGCCGGGGCGGCGCGCAAGGGGGGCTCAAAGCTCACCGATGCCTGCCCACTGCCGTTGCTGTTGACCGGGGCGGTGACCATCTTCAGTTCGCCGCCGATGCCTAGAAAATCGCCGTAGGTGTAGATGTTGCTGGTGCTGGCGGGCAGGCCGTCAATGTTGATGGTGGAGCCGGTTTGCCCAGCGCCGTTGACCAAGGGCGATCCACCGCCCACGCCCAGCACCGTGGGGCGCGCCACGTTCCACAACACAAGCCGGTTGGTGCGCCCGCGCATTTGCACGAGCAATGACTGGATACGGTCAGCCTCGGCGCGGCGAAGAAAAGCCCATTGCAATGTGGCAATCCAGCGCGAGCCGGGCATGGCCACGCTTTGCACCACACCCGAGAGCTGACTGGCGAAGTCCAGCGAGTTCGTGCGCAGGCCGAACGTCATCGCCGACGGCACCGGGAGCGCCGTCGTCCAATTGATGTCTGACATGGGTTAAGCCAGTTTCAAGCGCCCGCGCGCGTGGAGCTCTGAGATGCGGCCGATGGTGGCGGTGCTGGTCTGCTCCATGGCCGCGAGCATGTCGGCACGGCTCACGTTGCTGCCTACTTGGGCGATGTTGTTGACGATGGTGACGCCACCACTTGGGCGCACGCTGGCGAGGTTCATTGAGGGCAAATCACCGGCGCCTATGCCGGGAACGCCGCCAGCACTACCGCCGCCGCCGCCAAAACCGCCACCGAACCCACCAAAGATGCTGCCGATGGAGCTAAAGAGGTCACCGCCACCACCGCGCCCACCGAAGAGACCGCCGAACGCTTTTTCAAAGAGCTTGTCGGTGACCATGGACATGATGCGGTCGTTCAAGCGCTTGAGCACTTCGCCCAGGCGCTCACCGCCAGCGACGGCATCGCCAAAGGCGGATTTCATGGATGAGCCAAGGCCGCCGAGCAGGTCGTCGGTCTCTTTGATTTCGTCCTTGATTCCGGCGATGCCTTTGACGGCGCGCAGGGCCTGCTCTTGGCTGATGCGGCCTTGGGCAATCATGATTTCCAGTTGTTTGGTCAAGGCGATTTTTCGTTCTTCTTCGGCGACACCGGCCAGCTCTAACACTTGATCGGTAAGGCGCTTTTCTTCGGCGAACTGCTCTTTTTGAATGCGCGCGAGTTCTTTGCGCATGTCAGCTTCAGCCCTAAGCTGGTCGGTGAGCTCAGCTTGCTGTAACACCAGCTCACGCACCTGCGGCGTGTCAATGGATGGATTGGCCTTGAGAAACACCAGCGCCTTTTCTTGCTCTGACACCTCTTCGGTGGCGTCCCGCAGGCGCTGCATTTGCTCGATAAAGTTTCCCAGCTCGCGGGCGGAGTCGGAGATTTCTTCTTTCTTGGGAACGACAGGCTTGCTTTTGTCGATCACCGGCGCTGCTTTTTTGCCGCCCGTGTTGGCGGCAAGAATGGGACTGCCAAGCAGACGGCGGTTTTCTTCGGCGACCTTGTTATAGGCATCAAGATCATTCGCGGCCTGCCGCACAAGATCGGCCTGCCTGACGATGGCCATAGGCCCAAGCGCAAAAGATCCGAAGAAGCTCTTCCAGTCCATGCGCCCCATTACGTCGATGGTCTGATTGATGGCAGGCACCACAGCACCGGCAAAGGCGTTCTTCAGGCGCTCGGCATTGGTTGAGAGCTTGTCAAATTCCGCTTGCAGTTTGGCCGCCTCGCGCACGGTCTCTTCGGTGAGTCCGCTGAAGCGGCGCAGGCCGTCGGCACCGCCGTTGAGCAAGGGCACGAGCTTGGCGCCGCTCTTGCCAAAAAACTCTACCGCCAGCGCGCTTTTAGTGGCGCCGTCTTGATATTTTGAAAACGCCTCAGCCACATCGCGCAGTACATCTTCAGTACCTCGCACATTTCCTTTGGCATCTTTGAAGCTGACCCCAATGGCGTTAAACGCCGCCACAGCCTCGGTGCTGCCGCCCGCCGCATCGGCGATCTTGACGTTGAGCTTGGTCAAGGCGGTGTCCAGCTTTTCCGCGCCTACGCCCGCAAAGCCAGCAGCAGTGCGCATTTCAGCCAGAGCCACGGCAGCCACGCCTGCACCCTGCGCGGCTTCGTCTAAGTCGTCAAACGATGACACCAAGGACTTGATGCCACCAATCAACCCACCAGCCACGAATGTGGACGCAAGCGTGGCCATGCCCCCGCCCAGGGTGCCGGTGACTGCCGTGACACGGCCTATGGATTGCTCAAGCCCAGCAAACTGCGCTCTGGCCTGCCGAACCGTGGCCGAGAATTTGTCCTCGGCTTCGATTTTGATTTTGGCGTCAGCCACGCGCTTGCTCCGAGTGGTTGCGAATTTCGATGAGTTGCATCACGAGTGACTCCACGTCTTGGACTCCAAGCATTTCGACGACAAAGGGCAATGCGGCCCAATCCAGGCCACGCATGAGGTTCCAGGCGTGCACGGCGATGCGCGCTTCAATAGGCGGAGGCGGTGGCTCGAACGGATTCCCAAGCTGTTCGAGCCACGCCTTTAGTTTTTTCTTTCAGCGTCCCGTCGCTGCGCGTGCTCGCGGTAGCTCTCAACGATGCGGGTGGTGACCGGCAGCAGCAAATCAGGGCGATCTGCCAACCATTCCTCAGCGGTGGCTGCATCGAACGGCACAGGGTGACCCGCGCCGCCTGCAATGAGGTCGAGTTCGGTGACGCGCTCCCAACCCACGACATATCTGATGAGGTTGCGCGCGTTGAAGTCGCCGATCATTTCCGCCCAGTCAAGATCAGTCGGGCGGCGCACAATGAAGACGTGGCCGCCGGCCTCTACCTTGAATTCGCGGTTGCGCCGCAAGCGCTCAATCAGGGCGCTCATGAGGCGTAGAACGTTGGCGTGCCGAACATGGTGATGGTGGCGGGTGTCACCACCTTGTCTTGCCCACTACCGGTGGGCAGCAACGTGGCGCCGACGTACCCAGCAAAGGCCATGATTTGACCGCCGGTGCCGAACGTGAATTTGAAGGCGCGCTTGGCTTGCGAGTCA